CCGGCCTGCGGTGATGTAATGAAACTGCAAATTAAAGTTGAAGAAGGTATAATTGTTGATGCAAGATTTAAAACCTATGGCTGCGGATCAGCAATCGCCAGCTCAAGTCTTGTTACCGAGTGGGTCAAGGGAAAAACACTTGACCAAGCACGAGAGATTACTAATAGCACAATTGCAGAGGAGCTTGCCCTCCCACCGGTTAAAATACATTGCTCAATACTTGCTGAAGATGCGATAAAAGCAGCAATAGCAAATTACAAAGGTAAACATGATACAGTTAACTGCCAATGCGTCTGATCAGATAAAAGAGATACTACTGGAAGAACCACCAGGGTCTTTCGTTCGAGCATTTATTTCTGGCGGAGGTTGCTCAGGCTTTAACTATGGTTTTACAATCGAAGAAGCTGTAAATGAAGATGACTTCCAAGTTGACAACTTAATTGTAGATACTATCAGCATGCAGTACTTCGCTGGTGCAACTATTGACTACACCTCTGATAAGCTTAAGGGGTCACAATTTGTTATAAGTAACCCCAACGCCAAGACCACATGCGGTTGCGGCAGTAGTTTTTCAGTTTAAGGAAAAAAATGAATTTTAACTTTACACGCGAACAGGTTGAGGCTCTCCTACCCAACGCCATCGGTGGTGCAGACGAATGGTTTAAAGCATTGTGGGATGCCCTACCTCAATATGAAATTAATACGGTGGAGAGGGTAGCAGCATTTATCGCCCAATGCGCGCATGAATCTGGGGGATTCTCTACACTGGAAGAAAATTTAAATTATAAAGCTGCGACTCTAACTAAGTTATGGCCTCAAAGATTCCCCGCCGGTGTGGCAGAGCAGTATGCTGGTAAACCTGAAAAAATAGCCAACAAAACTTATGGTGGAAGAATGGGTAATGGACCGGAGGACTCTCAGGAGGGGTATAAGTTCAGAGGCAGAGGTCTTCTGCAGCTAACTGGCAAGGATAATTACCGAGCTTGTTCGCAAGCATTGTTTCAAGATGAAACTCTTCTAGAGGACCCAGATCTTCTATTGGATCCTTACTATGCTATTCATTCAGCATGCTGGTTCTGGAGTAAAAACAAGTTAAATCAATTCGCCGATTCAGGTGATTTAACTACTATGACTAAAAAAATTAATGGTGGTACTATTGGGTTACCTGATAGAATACAACACTACGAGCATGCAATAGAAGTATTGTCGAGTTAAATGCAATGTTTAATCATGTAAAACTTGATAAGGTAGTGCCACGACTTAAGCAACTTAATGAAAATGGTGTTCGACATTATCTAACCCCCGAGGGTAATAAGTACCCATCTATCACCACCGTTCTATCTGAATACAATCGCAAAGCAATACAGGATTGGAGACACAGGGTGGGAGTGGAAGAAGCAGGTAAGATATCAGGTAAAGCCTCCACCAGGGGGACTAAGCTGCACAAAGCATGCGAGAATTTTATTAATAATCTGGAACCTGTCTTTCAAACTCCATATGAAAGAGATTTATTTCAAAGATTCTCTCCCACCCTGCAGCGTATAGATAATGTGCACGCACAAGAGATACGAATGTATTCAGATCATCTGCGTATAGCCGGTACGGTTGATTGCGTGGGAGAGTTTGATGGCGTTTTATCGGTGATTGACTTCAAGACATCTGCCAAAGAAAAAGATAAGAAATATATTGAAAATTACTTTATGCAGTGCTCGGCCTATGCTATTATGTTTGAAGAACAATTCGGAATACCAGTCTCACAAACCGTAGTAGCTATAGCGGTGGAAGACGGAGAATCACAGGTATTTGTAGAGAAAAGAGATACCCATGTAAAGCGATTAATTCATTTTCGGGATTTATATGAGCGTAAGAGTAGCCTGGTAACTCATTAGCATTAATGTAGTGGTCGGGGCAGTGATACAGATATGATAACCAAAACTTATCGCTCTATTTTTATTTCCGATGTACATTTAGGCACCAATGACTGTCAAGCGGATAAGCTAAATAATTTTTTAAAGCATAACACATGTAACACCTTATACCTTGTAGGAGATATAATAGATGCATGGAAGATACAACAAAACAATTGGCGCTGGAAACAAAGTCACAGCAATGTGGTGCGCCGGGTCCTTGGTCATGCTAAACGTGGAACCCGTGTAATATACATAGCAGGTAATCACGATGAATTTTTAAGACCCATGCTCCCATATGGATTTAATTTTGGTCTAATAGAAATACATAATCAAATTGAACATATAGGGGCTGACGAAAAACGTTATCTTGTGATACATGGAGACATGTTTGATGGTATTACCCGATTAGCGCCGTGGATAGCATTTTTAGGAGATCGAGCTTATGATTTCATACTTAATGTCAATTCTAAGTATAATTGGCTACGTCATCGTATGGGTTTCGGTTACTGGAGCCTTAGTCGTTTTCTTAAGTACCGAGTTAAAAAAGCAGTAGATTTTGTATTTAAATTTGAAGAAAATCTAGCAGCCCATTGCAAAAAGTTTGGCTTTGATGGTGTAATATGTGGGCATATTCATCACGCAGAAATTAAAAAAATCAATGGTGTAATGTATATGAATGATGGTGACTGGGTCGAATCATGTACTGCATTAGTTGAACACCACGACGGTCGTTGGGAAATTATAACTTGGATAAAGGAGAAAGATAATAATGAAACTTGGTAATAAAATTACTATCGTAGTTCCTTGCAAAAATGAAGAAACGTACATTCGCCATTTACTAGATGCCCTACGTATGCAAGACATTGGCGATACCAGAATTATTATTGCAGACTGTTCCACTGACACAACTAGACAAGTTATAGCAGGCAATAGCGTAGGTTTGAATATTGAAATTATTGACGGCGGCCCGGTTAGTATTGCAAAAAATCGTGGTGCCAGATTAGTCACCACCCCATACATATTATTCATAGATGCTGATGTGCGCTTCTTTAAGAACACAGTAATTCAAGATGCTGTTAGTGCAATAGAATCAAATGACCTGGATCTTATTGGATTGAAAATTAAATGCTATGACCGTGATACAAGGGCCAAGCTTGGGTTCATTATCTTTAATACCTTAAATCACGCTATGAAATATTTTTCACCCTTTGCTGTTGGAGCATTCATGCTAACACGCAGAGATCGGTTTGAAGAATTTGGTGGCTTCCCTGAACGCTTCTCAACCTCCGAAGATTATTTTCTGTCCAGGATGTATAGCCCTAAAAAGTTTAGAATCATCCGTCATCACTTTGGACAGGATAGTCGTAGGTTTAAAAAAATGGGATATCTTGGTATGGCTAAATATTTGGTTAAGAATTTTGCTAACCGTAACAATAAGAAATATTGGGACAGTTTAGATTCATCTAAATATTGGTGTTGATAGTAACTAGTTGCCTGGTAACTCATTAGCATATATAATATAAGTTATTGCTGTATGAAGCAAAGAGAAAAGTGTTCTGGACGGGGGTGCGAATCCCCCCAGGTCCACCATAAGCATACTCTAACCGCAAGGTGACACGTGGGTTCATCCATGAAGTATGTTTATGACGGGCCTGAATAGTTTCGACAGGGCAAAGAGTAACAGAGTGGACAGCTCGGGAAAGCAGAACCCGTAGGATTGAGATACAGTGTAGTCGCTATACCCATAGTATAGAAAGACGCTCTACTCGGTCGTAGAAGCAAACCAAAGTAAAAGCAAACGATTCCCGTTACTTGATGGCCGCGTAAGCACCATCGGAGTTTTGTAAGTTGAACTTAGCAACAGAATCAACTTATCTCATTAACCTTTTAAAAGGAACTTCAATGATACGAGTACTAAACTTAATTGTAAAATTAAGTCTCGTAGCCTTGGCAATATTTGCCATAGCTAAATTTACAACCTCTAAAATAGAATATCTTAACACAAAAACATATAATGCATCACCCATCACAATGGCCGAAAGAGAGAAGCAATTAAATTGTTTGGCTAAAAATATTTACTTCGAAGCCGGGCATGAGCCCTTTGAGGGCAAGGTGGGGGTAGCCCAGGTCACCATTAATAGATCTGAATCTAGCAAATGGCCTTCTGATATTTGTAATGTTGTATACCAAAAGAATGTCGTTTACGGTAAAGTAATCTGTCAATTTTCCTGGTATTGTGAACATGGACCTATGGTCAAATCCAATGCAGCCTATATTGAATCTATGGAAGTAGCAAAGAAGGTGCTGCTGGAGAATTTTCGTCTACCTTCATTAAAGGGGGCCTACTACTACCATGCAGACTATGTGCAGCCGAATTGGGGCCTACCAAAGATAACTCAGATAGGACATCATATATTTTATGGCGACAAAAATCAACTTAGGGGAAACAATGGAAAAGATTAATATGATCAAAGAAGCTACTATAGAATTCTTTGAGGGGTTTACTCAGGCTACAGCAGACACTATTGCCTGGTTTAGCATTGTGGTAATTATGTGTGCCACTATACCCAGCTTTATAGCCGCCATGACCGGGCATACTGATAAAATGCCTCCCCTGGATATTACACTACTTGTATGGGCGGGACTGTTGCTTTATTTTATAAGATCAGCTATAATCAAAGATATGTTGATGGTGGTAACTATTGGAATTGGCTTTGCAGCGCAGGCAATTTGCCTGGGTTTAATTTACTTTGTATGATGACTGAACAACTTACTGACGCTTTAATAATTACTAAGAGATTTAGATCGCCTAATGAATTTAGTATCTATATAGATGAAATGCGACTCAAGCATGATCTCAGCTATATGGATGCAGTCATTAATTACTGTAATGAAAAAGATATTGACATTGATAGTATTGGTCCGCTAATTAATCAAAAATTACGTGAGAAGATACAGATTGAAGCCGAGCAGGAAAATATGATTAAA